GCGGGAGTGGGGAACGCACCGCTACGAAAAGAGCCTGAAAGAGCTTCTTGAAAAAGATTGAAAAGATTGAAACGAGAGTAAGATTATGCTATAATGATTTTAGAACATTTTTTCTATCAAAATGGAGTAGGACATGGACGAAAATACGACCCAGGTGGTCACCGATGGCGCAGCCAAGACGGCTGCACAACAAGCCGACACCCAGGCGGTGGAGGAGCAGGAGCGTTTCGACGCTGACTATGTGCGCAAACTACGTGCTGAAGCGGCTGAGTATCGCAGGCGTCTGCGAGAGTTTGAAAACAGGGTCAAGGCTGAAGAGGAAGCCAAAATGACCGAGCAGGAAAAACTCCAGAAACGGCTTGCGGAACTGGAGCGCGAGAAAACCGAGTACAAGCAGCTTCTCCAGGCGAGAACGCTGGAGTACGAAGTCAAATTGCAGGCGTCCAGGTTGGGAGTGGTTGACCCAGATGCGGCTTACCGTCTGCTCGACCTAAAGCGAATTGAGTTTGACGATGACGGCAAACCGACCAACCTTGAGAAGGCGCTCAAGGAACTTGTAGCACAGAAGCCTTATCTTGTGGCTTCAGGCGGTATGCCATCTCCGACCAACCCGGCACAAGGGCGCATTTCCGGCCAGCAAGTCTTCACACGTTCGCAGTTGCGCGACCAGAAATTCTTTGCCACCAACCGTGATGCCATCATGCAGGCAATGCGGGAGGGGCGCATTCTTGAAGACTGATGAGGTGAAAAATGGCTAACATCACTACTACGACTGCAAGCGCGTTCATTCCCGAAATTTGGGCGCAGCGCGCGCTTGAAGTTTTGCGCGCCAACATTGTACTGGCGCGGCTTGTGACGAAAGATACCGACGTGGCAACGTTCCAGTTTGGTGACGTGCTTCACATTCCTTACCCCGGCACGTTTACCGCCAACGACAAGGCGGCCAACACTGCTGTAACCTTGCAGACGCCGTCCGGCGGCGCGGACATCTCTGTCACGCTGAACAAGCACAAAGAGGTGTCTTTCCTGCTTGAAGACGTTGTCCGTGCGCAGGCGAATCAAGACCTGATGGACCGCTATATCAGCGCGGCTGTACCACCGATTGCGCAGGCGATTGAGACCGACCTTTTCGCTCTTTACGCTGGCCTTTCTACGACTGTTGGCACGAGTGGCACAAACATCAGTGCTGCAACCGTTCTCGCGGCGCGTAAGGCACTGAATGACAACCGGGTCCCGCTTGCCCCGCGTCACCTGGTGGTTTCGCCAAAAGACGAAATCGCCTTACTCAGCGACAGCAACTTGGCGACCTACTTTGCCAATGCGCGCTCCGAGGCAATCGAGCAAGGTGCAATCGGTCCGTTATATGGGTTCACAGTTTGGATGAGCCAGTTAGTGCCGGTTGTGAGCGGTACTCCAAACTCAACGAAGAACTTGGCGTTTGCCCCCGACTTCGCCATCCTTGCCATGCGTGCGCTTCCCGAACCGCCCGCTGGTTCGGGCGCTCGCTCGGCTGCTGTGCGCGACCCGGAAAGCGGACTGGTTATCCGCGTGACTTCTGCCTATAACCCGACATTTCTGGGGGTCCAGGTTACCATTGACGTCCTGTACGGCGTGGCTGAGTTGCGCGATGAGGCTGGCGTCGTAGTGTTGTCATAAGACGCCGCCAATTGCAAAAGGGCGGCGGCAGAGTCCTCTATTCTTCTCCTTGCTCACCGCCGCCCCTTTTTTTGGAGGACGCATGGCGAAATACATTGTGAACAGGCATGGCGCGACGCACTCAATCCCCGATGGCTGGCCGCTGCCTGATGGTAGCAGGCTGGCGACGGATGACGAGATTGCCGCCTGGTGGAAAGCACAAGGCGTGGAGGTAAGCAATGGCGAGAGCCAGCATGAGCCAACTGATCAGCCTGGTGAGAGACCTCATCGGCGACCCCGCCGGAACTAGTCAGGCCTTCACGGACGACCAAATCGAGCGGTCGCTTGACGTCCATCGCTGGGATTTGCGTTGTATCCCCCTCAAACCTTTTCCAATCGTTGTCTCAGACCATACTGAGTATCGAGATTGGTACAGCGATGAGCCGTACTGGGAAGCGGACGTCACATTGTATGACAGCAATTACAACGTACTAGTTCCATCTTCAAGTGATCCAACACATGGCCGCTGGTCATTTGCAATACATCACCCGGTCGTCCTGGTCAGTGGCAAGATTTATGACCCCTACGGCGCGGCGGTGGACTTGCTGGAAATGTGGGCGGGGAAAGTCGCGACGGAGTTTGACGTTTCTGCGGACGGGGCAACTATGAACCGCTCGCAGAAGCGTGCGGCTTTGTTGGCACTGGCCGCTCAATATCGGAAGCAGCAAAAGATTGTCACGGCCAAACAGGAGCGCACAGATGCCTGGTGACTTGGACAAAATCCGTGCCGAGCAAGCAAAGCTCCTACCCGAAACGGTGTACGTCCAACGACCGACCCGTGCCTCTGATGGTGCTGGCGGTTTGGCGGAGACCTGGCAAACCATTGCCACCACGAAAGGCCGCATTGCCACTCAAGGCGGCGGTGAGACAAAGCGCGGTGGCGCGGTCGCGGCTGACACGTCAATCGTCGTGACTTTGCCGTATGATACCGATTTGCGCCAGGATGACCGGCTGCAAATCGGCGGAAAGCAATATGAGATTGAAAGTATCTTTGAGCGCAGTGAGAAAACGGCGCTGCGCGTCGTGGTAAAAAGAGTGTGAGG